TCTCTAAGAGTTGCACTATCAATAAAAACCTCATTGCTAATCATATTAGCATTGTATGAGGTGATGTAAGTATTATACGCAAGAACATCAACTAATGCTGATAGATTTGATCCTTCAAAATCATAATCAGTAAAATTTGAATTTGCGCGTAGATACTCACGAAGAGTTGATTTTATTTGATCGAAGTCTAAATTAGTAAAATTAACTAATGCCATTATCGTGTTGGCTGAAGTGCGAATGACAACTGTTGAGGAAGAACATCAATTCCAATAATTTTGTAGTTGATTGTAACGTTAAATTCGTTATTATCATAATTAGGAGAAATAATTACATCTATTAATTCCACTCTTGGTTCATATCTGTTAATAGTGTTGGTTATTTCATCTCTTATAATTGATGCTGAAATATCATCTATGTTTTCAAAGAGAGATCTACCTACTTTTGATCCTAGATTCTCATTAAAGAATCTTTCACCGGGTTGGGTAAGCACAAGATTTCTTACAGATCTAGCAATAGCACTTTCATTTTTAAGTGCAATAAGATCGTAGTTCAGGGGATTTGCCTGAAACGTCATGCTTAAATCTTTAAATCCTCTGCTTACCCTTTCTAAAGGCATGAAATAAAATAAATCTATATTATTTATTCATTTGATAAAGAGGTTCGGTTCCATATTCCCAGTCATCATAATCATTGTCATTTCTAATCTTTTCGTGAATTTCATTTTGAGTTGCAAAATCATGTTTTTTAGGGGTGTAATCATCATGATTAATTTCACGAAGCATTTTTTGTTCTGAAAATGCTTGGTAGTCAGATGCTAGACGATCTGTTCCCCACATTTTTCTCATATATTCAGAGTTTCTATCTGATTGTGACATTTGTTTTCTCCTGATTTGAAAATCAGAACTTTTAAAGGGGTTTCTATCCCTTGTCTTTGTCAATCAAAAATCCAAGTCTATGGTAATCCTCATCCTCCACAAATATATACTTACTATCTATATTCATATCTTCCCCTTTCCAGATTGGTATTGCAATTGTATTTCCGTATCTAAAATCGGAATTTCTTCGGAAATGAACCTCAATAAGTTTTCCTTCAATAAATTCACAATTAATCCATTCATATTTTTCTTTAAATGAATTTAATATCTTTGGAAATTCAACTCTACGATTTACCTTATACCATCTAGACCACTTATAGAGAGCGTTTTGCTGCGATCTTTCACCCTTCACAATAAGACTCGGAATTCCTCTTCTGAAATCAACACTCAAATGTTCCCCTGTAAATAATTCACACCAGAACTCTGAGGGATGTAAATGTTCTGTAGAGTCTTCAATGAATTCTACACGAGAAAAACGGCCCATACCCATAAGATTCATAGAAGGCCTTACAATATAAAAGTCGGATTTAGGAACCGAGAGTCCTGCTGGACCACAGTTATACCCTAAAACCCGACTAAGTATCAATTTATTATAAACCCAGAGGTCCTCTGAATGTATTGAATTCCACTCTGAGGAGACCTCCAGATGATACATAAATTATTTTCCTTGACCTCTATACTTTTTCCTTGCACCATTCCGAGAGGTTCCGGAATACTTTGTGTGCTTCCCTAGACCCTGACGGGTGTTCTTGGGAGTTGATTCAATTTTTTGTCCGTTTAGATTCGGTCTTTTTGCCATAATGATTCTCCTTTATCAAATAACTCTAGTCTTTTCGTGACCAACACGAATTCGTGGATCACACCAAATTTCAAATCCAGCATCTTTTGCATCGAGACAGAATGACACGTCTTCTCCGCACATATCCTGAACATTCCCAGATTCAAAAACCTGCATCTTTGGAGCAAACCAAGGATACTCAAGATTTTCAAATACTCCATTCTTAATCAGAACCCAACCAAATCCAGTATAATCAACTGTAAATGGTTTTCTACGTTTTGAAATTGATTCGACGGTTTCGTGATTCATCACTCCACCATTCTTTCGGAAGTCATCTTCTTCCAACCAGTGAGCAACAGATGTAGTATGACCATCTTCTGTTGCATACCAACCAGCAACAATTTCCTTTTCTACAGTAGTTCCTTCCTCGTCTTCTGTCAATGCCAGATCACAGAGTTGCCAGAACTTTTCTGAATTGAAAACAATGTCACTATCAATCCAAAGTTGATAGTCATAATTGAGTTTTCCATCCCAAGGAATCTGATTGGGTCCTCTGAGAACATTTGCTCCTAGACATTTACAACGAGCAAAGTTTACCATTGATGAGTAATCTTGTGAAATCTGAATGCTCATTCCATTCTGAACCATATCAAAACAGAGTTGAACAAAACTTTTCAGAAATGTAAATGAACACCCTCTGCCAGGAAGACAGAAGACAATTGATTTACCTTTCATTCTTTCTTTAATCGCATCATAATCCCACTGTGCTTCCTTTGCAACCGTGGGAGTTTTTGCCTTTACAGTGAATCCTTTTGCCATAAGAGTTAATAATTTTCAATACAATTTTAATCGTTTATTTAGAACTTGTCAATCAATGAGAAGAATCACGCACCACCTCGGAATTTACTGTGAGTTCCTCATATGAGAGATCACACACATTATACTCCGTGTTTGCGATACTCACAAAATTCTTTATAGTATTCCAAACAACTGGGAATTCTTCTTCGTGAATTGAATGATAAACACATTTATCCTTTGCGTATATGTGATATATTTTGTGCATTGGTCTATTTTGCCAACGCATTATATATGATGACAATCAGAAACCCAATGGGCACTCCGATAATACGCAGAGTCTGCTTTGGATATCGGATCAACCACCCAGCAAACACAACCTTCCAAAAATTCCAATAGGGGGTTCTTCTTTTCATAACAAAAATTTTCTGCGGGATTTTTTTATCTAAAAGGGTATTTGAGGGTGATTTTTCCTGGGGGATTTTTTTATATGCAGAGGGAGGTATAGAACGCTCATGAGTGTAGATCCTTGTAGGTTAGAAAGTCTTAAAAATCTTAAAGGGGGGCGTTACGCAAAATATAAACAATAAGAAACAACATAAAATAACTGCTAACACGAATAAAGAATAAGTGTTATTCGTGTGTTATTCGTTATATTTTGTGCCCTTCTTTATACTGTCTGCTCCCACTTTCCAGTATATAATTATACTCAGAACAGTTGTTTACATCAGAAACGAACAATTCATTGTGTATTAGAATTAAACAACGAATTGTTTATACTATCTCACGGGTTGTTGATTCTTTATAAGAACTGTTCTAAGTATAAACATATACAAACATCTGAATGTTTCAGTATAAGTTACCAACGAACATTCAGATCTTCAACGTAAGACTTCACCTTCTCATTGGGTTCTAGTTTAAATAACTTCTTCCAATCAATCTGATGTGGATTGAAATCTTCTAATGCCTCAATCTCTAATGTGATGCGATACCTATTCTTTTGTGCAGCAAGATAAGAACTAGCCATAAGACGTAAGAAGCAGAGGGAACGAATGGATGAACGATAAGTCTACCAGATATAACTGCCTACTGTCAACCGTATTACACGAATAAGATAAGAACACGAATGAGACTGTGTGTGAGTCCTTATACGTTGTTCTTATACTTGCCCGTATAAACGAATCAAAATCATACACGAATGATCTTATAAAGCATAGACACCAAATGTGATTCATTTTGAATTCCTATACGAACAGACTCTAAACACGAATAAGTCTCAAAGGAAAAGAAAAGTCATAAGCATATTTATTCAATTGTATACGATTTTCTTATATACACGAATGAATGTGTGAATCTAAGAACATTGTATTGTTGTGAATTCAAATCTTATACGATAAGACTCTAATCACGAATCAGGATTGTGTCATTATAGAATATCTGTCATTCGATGTCAAGTCTTATACGATTGCTTTCTAATCACGAATCGATTCTAATTCTTATAATGCTTCTCAGAGGGTTCTGTATGCCCCTAGAAGATGGTTGAAATAAGGTCTTAGTATGTTTCCCTTCTTATACTCTATTCTTACCCCTTCGGGGTAATTTCCTTCGGAAACGTTTCTGATTCTTTATAAGCGCTTATACCCTTATCTTCATCGGTAACAAACCTAGTTTAGCAATATTCTTATAGGTCTGTCAAGTGTTGACTTATAAGCACTCTTATCTTATAATAACGAAATCAGGATAGAACATAGAATCATAAAGATATATTCAGAAGTCTTATATGCACTTATAAGGTATAATCACGAAGTCTTATAGTATTTGTGATTCTTCCCTCCCTCTTGCCACCCTATAAGTCTACAGGCAATTTAATGAGACTCATGAGTCATTGTGCCACTTTTTGAGGTGGTTTGAGTCTTATGAGTCTTCAAAGTAACTCATAAAAAACCCCTAAGACTCATAAGATGTGTGAGTCTTAGAAGTCTTTTTAGGTATTTGAATTACTTATATTTGCAATTCTTATGTCCGGGGTTCCAGATTTTTATGTGTCCCCTCTTGACAAAAAAAGGTCTGCGTGTTATAATAAAACGTCCAAGATCACATAAGAA